GAAGCCGCCTGTAAGATGATGGACTTCCTTGCCGCTAATGCGGACGCTCTCTTCGTTGAGGCGATCTTCGACTATTACCCTGCCCCCCACGGTCGTGGTTGGAAGTGTGACCGTGCCGCGTGGCAGGTGTACAGCAAGCCTGCGTTCTCTGGTGCGCCCGGAGGAGACTGGGTACATGTCGAGGTATCAAATGCTAAGGCAGATGACCCTCAGTACTATATCGATACCATGAAGCGCCTTCTGGGAGATCCTCCCAAGGCTGTTGCTCCGGCTCCAGCCAAGAAGACTCCCTCCGCTCCCCCCGGAAAGAAGCCGTGGCTTCAGGTCGGGTCTAAGGGTGCGACTGTCAAGAAGGTACAGGAACTCGTCGGTGCTGATCCTGTGGACGGCGACTACGGGCGCAAGACCGAGGCCGCTGTCAAGGCGTATCAGGCTGAGCATGACCTCCATGTCGATGGCATCTGGGGTCCCGGCTCCGAGAAGCACTCTAAGAACTGCACTTGTAAGCCCGCTGAGCCTGCCCCCGAACCGGTTGCCTCGGTGAAGATTGGTACCGAGAAGAAGCCTGCGCCCGAGTTCCCCGGCAACATGCAGAGGGGTACCCGTGGTGAGCACGTCAAGGCGGTGCAGGAAAAGGTGGGAGCCACACCGGACGGCTGGTACGGCCCCGCTACCGAGCGTCGTGTCAAGGAGTGGCAGAAGGCCAACGGTCTTACGGTCGATGGTATTGTCGGCCCCAAGACCTTCGCCGCTATGTTTGGCTGAGGTGACATATGAGAAGCATTTCCTCCCCGTTCAGATTTGACGGGGGAAGGGTTGCGAGAACTAACAATAACGATGCTATAGTTCGGCAAAAGATTATTGACGTTCTTACGACGTACCCCGCAGAGCGTTTTGGGGTACCTAATTATGGCGCAGGTATTAAGGGTTTACTATTTGAATCCATAGATGAACTAGTTGAGTCTGACTTTAGGTTAGACGCTATTACTGAGGTACAGAATCGTGTGTCAGGAGTTACTGTTCACGATATCCGTATCAGGCAATCAGAACTAGACGAGAGCACCGCCAATGTTCACGTCTTGTACTCTCTGCCTCTCAGTTCAGCGCAGACCCTGACTTTTACGATAACTAGTCTTCTTACGGAAGAGAGCACGTTCTAATGGCTTTTGATTATTCCAGTCGTGATTACAGCACTATTCGTGCGGACCTGCTGAGACGCGCCACGCGCATCGCCCCCGAATGGACTGACCGAGATCCTGCCGACTTCGGAATGGTTCTTGTTGATCTGTGGGCGCAGATGGGGGACGTTCTCCATTACTACATTGATCGTGCTGCTGGTGAGTCGGTGCTCCCCACTGCAACTCAGCGTGAATCGGTGCTGGCGTTTGCCAACCTTTTGGATTATGTTCCTAACGGTAGGACTAGCGGTCAAGCGACAGTCCTCTTAACCAACTCTACTGACGCTGACATCACTATTCCTCAGTACACTAGGTTTGTTGCTAGGAGTGAAGGCTCTACTTACCAAGTTTACATGTCATCTTCTGCTGTAATTCCTGCTAATAACTCGTCTTCAATAACTGTTTTAGAGGGTACTATCATTTCGTCTCCCGCTGAGACTTTGACTAACTCCGCTAGCGGTCTTGCCGGACAGAGGTACACACTCGTCAACACCGGTGTTGTTCGCCGTTCTGTAGTTGTAACCGTGTATGAGGACGGTGTTACACCTACTACCTATAGGCAGATTGACAGGCTTACTAACGCCGTTAGCGGTGAGCGAGTGTTCACTCTCCGTAATACTGCTACTGATGAGACCGAGGTCGTTTTCGGAACTGAGTTCCGTGGGTTTATCCCGCCCCCCGGCTCCGTCATCACGGCTACCTATGCTTACTCCAGCGGCTCTAACGGAAATCTACCAGCCAACTCAGTGACTGCCTTTAGGGATGTAACTCCTGCTGGTATAACCATCGCCTCCTCAACTGCGTTTACGGGCGGAATCAATGAGGAAACTATTGTTTCTATGAAGTCCTCTATTCCGTCTCTCGCTACTTCACAGAACCGAGCGGTAACGGCCAACGATTTCATTAACCTTACCCGTGGTATTGAAGGCGTGTCTAAAGCCGCAGTGTCCTTCACCCCCAACCCCGCTGGCGGTGCCTCAGCCGGTAACGCAAGTGTCACTGTATATCCGCAGGTGAGCAGGGCTAGTGACTACCTCACCACTGCCGATACTTCTCAAACTGTATCTAGCACGGTTATTGATGCGGTGACTTCAACGCTACAACCCCGCGCTTTGTTGGGTGTTGACGTAGTTACTGCCAGCACCATCGATTGGACTCCAGTCAGCATAAGCGTAGATGTGTACGTCAACACTGCTGCTGTTGCTCTATACGTGAAGAACGATGTAGAGACCGCTATTAATAATATCTTTGATTTTGATAACGTGTACTTCGGTCAAACCATATCTTTGGGTCAGGTGTACCGTGCCGTTCTCAACGTGTTTGGGGTTGACTACGCTGAGATAACGCTGTTCGATGACGACGGGTCTAGCGTAGAGACGACTATAACTGTGAGTTCTATTAAATTGCCGAAGAAAGGCACTGTAGTAGTTACTCCGATAGGCGGGATCACCAGTACCTAATGGCCTTTGTATCGTTTGCTCTACGCAGATATGTAATTGACAGAGGTTCGTACGCTAGGTACGACACTGACACTTACAATACTGCCGCATCGGCTGGTAACGCCGCGTCGGCTGGTACGTGGATCTACGACCACACTGATGATGCTAGGGATATCGACCAGTACCTGCGGTCTGACGGCTACCAGATTCCGCCAAACGAGTTCGTAACGTCATTTATTGAGGCTAGTGCGGTATCTTACGGCACGGTCAACCTTAACTGGGAGTTGCCTTTAACGAGCGAGGTAGGAGAGACCACGGTCCCTACTGAGGGTGTACTGGTGTACTCATCTTCTGGCCCCGCTGCCACAATTGCTTCTGGGTCTGTTCTAGTGGAATCGTCTAGCGTGTTCTCCTACGAGCACACTGGCTTACTTCAGGGGAAGTGGGCTTATTACACTCTTTTTGTTAGGTATCAGTCGTCCTTAGGCGTGGACTTCTACGAACCAGTTGCCTCTGTGGAGGTTCTCGTCCCCTACAACTACCAATCAACACTCCTTCTATGGGAGCGAATTCCTGAATACCATAGGGATTTAGATGCTCAGATAGGTGAGTACATTGATCCTACGTCTGATTACGCTGTTAAGGAATTAGGCTGCTTACCAGTGGGTGGACTAGTAGGCCCACTGTTCAAGTTCTTGTCAATATTTGGTTTTGAGATGGACAGAATCAGAACGACTGTTGACTACCTGATGATCTCTCGCGATCCAGCAGAAGCCAACACTGAGGTTTTAGATGCACTGGCATCTACGCTAGGTCTAGCAGTTAACTCTTCGTCTATCAGTGTTGAGCGTCTTCGTGCACTACTTGACGACTTGGGGTATATCCGTAGAGCAAAGGGTACTCTGGAGGGGGCGCGTCTTTACGGAAGAGCAGTGTCTGGTTCAAACATTGATGTTGACTCCGCTAATAGAGAGATCAAGATCTACGCACAACGAGTTAACTATATTACTGATCCTCTTGATGCAACCGGGGTTGTGTCCAGCAGACCAGCGCATGAGGTGGAGGTTGTAGCGCCCCTGTACAGCAGAGGTACGTATGATCCCACTACATACGTCGCAGGGGACTCAAACACCTACCCGACTAAGTTGTCTATCGAAGAGTACGTCCCCGGCATGTACTGGACTTCAGCGTCGGCAACCACCTTCAAGAGTATTCCGGTTGGAGTAGGTGACTACATAGTCGCTTACAGAAAGAATGACTCTATAGATTTCGCTGTTCACGGCAACTCGTTCTCAGCGACTAATTACAGTTCGTATACTACCTACTCCACTTCAGGTACTGAGTACGTACCTAACGGTTCAGGGGCCTCGGTTGGGGTAAACCACCTTTTGCTCCAGTTCTCTGACCCCGTACCCGTTCTCGCTGGTGACACGGTGTCGGTCTCAGTACACAGCGCGGTTGGTACCAGTGCTCTGGTGTGGGGGCGGTTAGTTGACGAGAGCGGTAACGTGATCGGCCAGTCAGTTGGCACGACCAAGGCCAACGACGCCCCCGCAGTTGAGATCCCCGCACTAGACAACGTGTCCGCTGAAGACTGGACCATAGGATTTGTAGAACTGCTCATTAATCTTGAGGCAGTTAGCGTTTACGATCTTTCTTATATTCTTATTGAGAGGAATCGTTTAGGCAATTACTTTGACGGTAGCGACAAGCGTGGTGGTTGGATCTCTAACCCAGCAGGTACTAGTAGAACTAGTGACTACAACTGGTCATCAGAAGGTGAGAACACTGGAACGGCATACGAGTCTATCTCTGTGTACTCGGAGGACTTCCAAAGAACTAGGTCTATCATTGGCTACTTCTTCACCCAAATCCTGCCGATCACACAGTACCAGTACTACACGATCACTTCGTACAACGCCATTCCCGGGATGGACGCCATCGACGCCTACTTGACGGGGCCGTAAGTAGTCTGCTAGGTTCGCTGCTCCGCCAATCAACAAGGAGCAGAAATGGCTACACACATCGTCATCGGCCTCGGAGAGTGCTCTCCAGAAGCCGTTACTGCGAGCCTCAACGACGTGATCAAGGAGGGCGACAGCATCGCCCTCGCGTGGGCAGGCAAGGACATCCCCGAGTCCATGCAGGCCGTGTACAAGTACGTCTTCGACAAGGAGATGGACTTCACCGTCTACTACACGGAGGGCCAGACCGTTCACAGCAGTGTCCGCGACAGGGAGGGCACCGTCATGAAGGTCAAGGACCCATTGAGCCACATGGTGGAGAACCTCACCGGCAAGGTGCTGGTGCTGTGGGACGACGGCATTGAGGATGCCATCCACTACGTGTTCGACCATGCCCCCACTGCCACGGTGCTGGAGTTGAGCAACGGTCTCTGCCCCATCTCAGGTGTCGTGGAGGAACCCTCCGACGAGGTGGTTGAGGACGAAGAGGACGACACGCCCCCCACTCCCATGACCCGCGAGGAATTGGAGAGCGCCACGGCGTTCGTCGTCAAGCGGTACGGGGAGCGTATGGGGTGCGAGGCTAAGACCAAGGCCGCAATCATTGACGAGTTGTTCCCCCCGACGGACACCGCTGAGGACGTTGCTCCTGCTGATGTGCTCGCTCTCATCGACAGTGCGATGGCCCTCCTAGAGCAGGCCCGCGTGTTGGCCAAGAAGTAGATGCCAGTATTCGGAGCCGACCCAGACAAACAACCAGAGGAGTGGGACGACGTGCCTACGCAATATCGTACGTATGTGAGCAAGCCAGTTCGTGACCTGACCAACTACTTCGCGTATCACAGGAACATGCGAATGAGTCAGAGGTGCAACGACGAGGACAAGGTCAAACTCAATGTCCTGTTCTCTAGGAGGCTGAAGCAGGGCTTCTCCTCAGAGAGCATCAAGGAGATCATCGACAGGTTCTACCAGACACCTGAGGGTCAGGTGGACTTCCCAGCAGCACTGTTCTGCACTAATAAGGTGCAGGCAGCACTGGTTGAGGGCGTAGAGATGCGTACCGACAACGCGGTATTGCAGTGGCTTATTGATGGTATGCCTAATGATGACGAACTGTTCGATGACTCCAGAGAGGTGCGTAAGATCGTACTGCTGACCTGTGATGAGTCGCTGTTCCGGTACCCCACCGTGGTAGCAGAGATTCTGAGGGGCGACTCGCGAGAGTTCAACGCCAGACTCAGCGCCCTAGAGGGACTGATCCTGTGGAACCTCGGGGAGGACAAGGACATCGACGCCCTCCATGAGGCGTTGGACAAGGTTCCCCTGCCCAAGGTATTGACCACGCGGAAGCGTGCCCCTAAGATGCTCGCAGAGCGAAAGCCCACGGTTCAATTGGCCGTGGCCTCCGAGACTGTGAAAAGGAAGAGGGAAGACTGGTGAACTACTCAACGCCTCTGGAATGGAAGAGCGAGGCGTGGTGGCGGAACCGGTCAACAGACGAGCGTCTGTTCCATCTCCACATCCCGAAGCGCATCCGTGAGAACATGGCTGACTGGAACGCCGTGGACCTCGCCCCCGACACCAACCTGTTCCTACAGGGACCGTCGGGTTCAGGTAAGTCACTCATCGCCGCCCGCACCCTGACGAAGATCATCAAGAACCACAGCGTGTCAGGGCGGTGGGTAGAGGCTGACGATTACATTGAGATGATCAAGGACTCGTTCGACAACGATGGCCTGCTCCCTGAGATGTACTCGTCCCCTCACGTGGTCAAGTACGTCAAGGGCGTGTTCGACGTGGTGGTCATCGACGGGCTGGGTGAGGAGCGTCTGACTGAGTTCGCCAGTCACGAACTGGGGAGCCTCATCCGTAAGCGCTACGACAAGCAGAAGGCGACGATCATCACGTCACGCCTGTCGCTACAGGACATCAAGAACCGCTACGGGAGCCGTCTGGCTAACCCGCTGGCTGACTTCGACTTTGAGGTAGCCCGTGGAAGGTAACGACATCGCCCCCACCACTCACAAGCACATCGCCTGCTGGTTTGAGGATCTAATCATCACTCGCATGGAAGAGCCTGTGAAGCGCCGGTTCTTTCAGCGTGAGAAAGAGGTGTCAGAAGAGGAGTGGGTAAAGGCAGAGGTACGTAAGTGGAAAGTTAATGAGATGCCACTGAAGTCCCTCCATCATATGGTGAACCACCTCAACTTAGGTGTGGAGGTGTACACCTACATGGAGGACGAACTCGCAGAGGCCGCTGATCACTGGCTGGCACGCAAGGGCATCTCCGTCGCGGTCTACGCCTACAACGACCTCAACGATCTGCGGGACGACTTCAAGTACAACCGCGACGTACACACTCTGTTCACGCCGTACGAGGATGACGCCGCCATGCTCGGCCTCCGTGCTACGGTCACCAAACCTGACGGGACGTTTGGAATCTAATGGCATCTATCGAACACCTCATAATCTCAAAGATCATTGACGAACAGTCAGTACATGAGGCGGTCAAGTACGGCATCAAGCCGGTCCACTTCGCTGGTGACTGGGAGGGCGTGTACCAGTGGGTGCTGGAGTACAACACCCAGCATGGAGCCGTCCCCTCTCAGCGTGCGTTCTCCACCGCTCATGGCGACATCGACATTGAGGACACATCCGCTGAGACGTTCAGCGGTCTGTTCGATGAACTGCTCAAGGCGTACAGGTCTCGCACGGTCATCAACGCTGTGTCTGAGGCGATGGGGCCGCTGGACAATAACAATGTTGACGATGCCATTGCCGCCCTCAGCAAGGGGCTACAGGCCGCGAGCGTAGACACCGTACGGCTACGAGACTTCAACATCATCGAAGGTTGGGAGGACCGCCTCAACCGCTACAAGGAGATGAGGGACACCCCCAACGCTCTGCGTGGTATCCCGACCGGCTTCTCTGGGTTGGACCGCATCACCCACGGCCTGCGCCCCCAGCAGTTCGTCGTCATGGTGGGCGAGCCGAAGCGAGGCAAGTCGCTGTTTGAGTTGATCATGGCTAACGCCTGTCACCGTCACGGTCTGCGCCCCATGTTCATCTCCTTTGAGATGTCCGTGGATGAGCAGTTGTCACGGTATGACGCTCTCAACGCTCGCGTCCCCTATGACCGCATCCTCAGCGGACAGTTGTCGGAAATGGAGATGGAGCGCATCCGCAAGTCCATGATCCTCAGCAAGAACATGCAACCGTTCATCATGTCTGAGGACAGCAGTAGCCTGACCACGGTCAGCGCTATCGCAGGAAAGATTCAGGAGTACCAGCCTGACGCTGTGTACATCGACGGTATGTACCTCATGGACGACGAGTACGGTGAGCCAAAGGGTAGCCCGCAGGCTCTGACCAACATCACCCGTGGTACGAAGCGCCTCGCTCAGAAGTTCGACATCCCAGTAGTGGGTACGTCACAGGTGCTATCTTGGAAACTCAACAACAAGCGGACGAGAGCGATTACTGCCGATGCGATTGGGTACACATCATCATTTGTGCAAGACGCTGACTTGGTACTGGGCGTTGAGCGCAACCCCGACCTTGACGACCAAGCCATCATCCGAGTGGTGGAAGCCCGTACTGCGGCCCACGCAGAAGTCCACGTAAAGTGGAACTGGCTCACCATGGAGTTTGAGGAGGTGTACGAAGTTGACGAAATCGACCCATCATTCGACTGAGATGGACATCGTGGATAGGCTGGAGTACGCCTCCATGAGCACCCCCGAGATACACATGCTCAGGGAGGCCGCTCAGTACATCCGTAAACTGCGGGAGGAACTGGCAGAGGCAACGGATGATCGCATCTTTGTAGTGGATAGCGACGGCAACGAGATGGCAGTCATTGAGGGCACCGATGCTGAGCGTGTGCGGGAAGCGGCCCTGACTGAGTTCATCACTAAGAGTGTGTTGGAGAAAGCACGTGAGCGACAGGAGCAATGACCTCGTCTATGTGTTAGTTGACCTTGGTGTAGAGGTCAACAAGATACAGAGTGATGAGATCAACGGGCGGTGCCCCGTACATCACCTGACTAAGGGGCGCGAGAGCACACGCTATTCGTGGTACCTGAACTCAGAGAGCGGGCTGTGGTACTGCTTCTCCTGTGGCGCTCGCGGCAACCTGTCGATGTTGGTTAGCCAACTGACCCACGACCCCTCAGCCCTCTGGAACGTACAGACTCACCTGATCAACAGTGGGCTACAGCGCCTGACTGCGGTAGAGGAAGAGGTACGTGAGGTCTACGAGCCGGTCAACTGGAGCAACTACGTCAAGTTCGACCCCATGCCTGACCGCCTGCTCAACGTTAGGAAACTAGATCCTGAGGTGGCCTCACGGTATGGTATCCGATGGGATACGGAGAAGAAGGCTACGGTCATCCCCATCGTGTCCCCCGTGGGAGAGTTGTGGGGCTGGCAGTTGAAGAAGCATGGGTGGGTACGTAACTACCCTGAGGGCATCCACAAGGGTGACACCTTGTTCGGTATTGAGCGTGCCCATGCTGAGACTGGGATGTTGTTGGAGTCGCCTCTGGATGTAGTGCGGTTCCACAGCGTGTACGCAGGGTCAGACATCTCAGCAGTGGCTTCGTTTGGTGCCAACGTATCTGACCGTCAGGTGGCTCTGCTGTCTGACAGGTTTAATGGGCTAATCATTGCCTTCGATAACGATGGGGCTGGGCGCACAGAGACTAAGCGTCTACGTAGTAGACTGTCTTCCTTCCGCAACGGTGTTAAGTATTGGAAGTACGACACCGACGACAAGGACCTTGGCGACATGTCTGACTACACGATTATCCATGGGCTACAACACCTGACCGCTGTCTATGTTTAAGGGAACCCTGTGGCCGTACCAGCAAGAAGCCGTGGACCGCATGGTCGACCGGGGCCAGATGCTGCTGGGTATGGTCATGGGCGCGGGCAAGACCCCCACCACATTGGGGGCTATCGAAGCCTTACATGGTGACGGGGA